TATTCCATTACAGATCTTTACGGTAAAGATGCTCCAAAATTAGATCTTAGTTCATCGTCAGAATCAAGTAAAAGCTCCCCAAGTTTTGGAGATAAGTTTGGCGAAGGCATGCGCATGGCGGGAAGCGCGCTAGAAAAGTGGGGTAAGAATAGAGATAATGATTTTGGTTATTATGGTAATCGTAATGGCGGCGGCATGAGCGGCGGTGGTGTACAGAGTAGTGGTGATTTCACTGTTATTTATCCTCAGCAGCAGCAACCTTACACCATTCAGGGATCTAAGAGCCCGTGGGGTGGTGTGCTCGGTGCCGTTGGCGCGTTAGCGGCACCTTTCACTGGTGGTGCAAGCATGGCGTTGGGCAGCATTGGTAGTTTGTTTTAATTAAAGCTTATTACCACTAAAATGTTTATTAAGAGGATTTAAATCATGAGTTTGCTAGGTGTTGGCAGTAAAGTATTGCAGTACGGGCTTCCCGCTGCAATGGGTGCTTATCAAGCAGGTGTTAGCGCCGCTGAACAAGGTCAAAATCCTTTACAGGTCTTAGGCGCCACGGCACTTGGTGGCGGCCTTGGCGTCGGGTTGGGTCATTACGGCGGAAAATTTGGACGCATGGCTGGCGAAAGACTAGCCGGAACCAAAGTTGGCCAAGATCTTCTTAGCCAAGGTTCTGCAAATATGGCTAAATCTGGGTTGCTGACAAGATTATCTGGTGGTCCTGTTGCTCCCCTTACCGGCGCTGGCCTCGGCGGTTTGGGTGCGTTTGCGCTTGGTCAAACGCTTCCAGTACTTGCTGCTCCCCTTGCCGCAGGAACTACTAATCTTGTAGGCGTCCTTGCCAAACCTTTTGCAAATGTTGCTGCAACTCAAGCAGGTGCCAACCAAGCCACTGGGTTTGAAGGCGATCCAAACGCAGTTCCCCCTAGCCTTCAACAACAAGCACAAGCTTTCAACCCTTGGCAAGTTGCTGATCCAATGGGGACATTTGCCGCCAACCGTTTAAATCAGTTAAAACAAGCTGACGTTGAATTAGAAAATATGAAAAAAATTATTCCATATCAATATGAAGTAATGAGCCAAGCGAAAAAAGATGAGATGCAACGCGGCATGGCTGCTGCGCAAATTAAAGCTAACATCCTTACTAACGCGCAGTTGATGCTTGGTGGTGCACAAACTGCACAACAAATGGGTCTTAATGCTGCCTCACAAATGGGGTCAGCCTTAGCGGCACAATATCAGTATGGCTGATTTTTCTTCCATATTTGATCCAACCGCAAGTTTGGTCGGTAAGTCAACATATGACTTAAGTTCCAGGTATGGCGGCAAACTTGATCCAAGTGCGTGGGCAAAACCGTTTTTAAACCTTGGGTCGGCAGCACCATTAGTAGCGCCTGTCGCAACTGATTCAGCGGCAGTGCCTACTGGCAGCCTTACCAAGAATTTACAGGAGCAATACGACTTTTATAAAAAAGTTCGTCCTGATCTTCAAGCAGATCGTGCTTCGGAGTATGCACTCCAAGCGGAACTCACACGGAAGCAGCTGTCAGATGTGTTTCCGTACATGGCGGCAGCATCTTCTCAAGCAACTGCTCGCAACCTGGCAGCAAGCAAGCAATTTTTAGCTTTTAAAGAAGGTTCGCCGAGCAACATCCAAAACATCATGGCCTCTAAACAGAATCAAATGGCTTCAGCAGCCGATTCAGAATATCGCCGTGCTATGGGTATCGCAGCTCAACAGCAAGCAGCACAAGGTGGACTTAGGTTTGCCGGTCAAACTTTCCAAGTAGGCTGATCACTGCTCTATTTGCTATACTATTACTAATTAAGAGGTTTTATTGTCATGGGAGGTAGTTCACCCTCTGTCACTTACGCCCCGCCGCCGCCGGCCCCTACGGTAACGCAGCAGCCTACTCAGTCCCTGGAGTCCCAAACTGCGTTAAATGAAGTCAGTGGTGCACAATCCCGACTCAACATGACCCTTGGGTCGCAGTTGGACCAGCAGAACAAAGCGTTCTTCACCACGCAGGACATGCGTCAGACACAAGCTGTTGGTGGTGAAACCCGTGCCACCATTGCAACGCAAGGTGAACAACAGCGCGCTTCGACAATCACTGAAGGTGAACAGCAGCGACTCGGTACACGAGTAACTGGCGAAGAATCACGGTTAGGCACGCGAGTAACCGGTGAAGAGCAACGCCGCGGTATTGTGACCTCTGGTGAGCAGCAACGCCTTGGTACGGTAACTGAAGGTGAACAACAACGTCTTAGTACGCGAGTAACTGGCGAAGAATCACGGTTAGGCATGGTGACCTCTGGTGAACAGCAGCGACTCGGTACGCGAGTAACCGGTGAAGAGCAACGTCGCGGTATGATTACTGAAGGTGAACAACAACGGCTTGGTACGCGAGTAACCGGTGAAGAGCAACGCCGCGGTATTGTGACCTCTGGTGAGCAGCAACGCCTTGGTACGGTAACTGAAGGTGAACAACAACGGCTTGGTACGCGAGTAACCGGTGAAGAATCACGGCTTGGTACGCGAGTAACCGGCGAAGAGCAACGTCGCGGTACGGTAACTGAAGGTGAACAACAACGGCTTGGTACGCGAGTAACCGGCGAAGAGCAACGTCGCGGTACGCAAACTGCCGGCGAAGAAACGCGGAAAACCGACTTGCAGAAAATCATGCAAGAGAACTATGCTGCCAACAGGAACCGTAACTGGGCGCAAGGCTCTTATCGTGCATGATTGACTGGCTCCAGTCTTTAACTGAAAAAGACCGCGAATCCTTTCTTTCTTTTTGCAAGCAAATCTCTTCACCCATACAGATGTATCTGTACTCCCGATTTCTCGGGTTTACAGGCAGCATCGTGGAGTGCAGTGAATGGGCTGTAAAAGAATTTAAGAAGAGAAACTTCAATGGAATCATGGAGATGGAAATTGACTCCATGCAGCAGGATATTGCAAAGCTTAGGGAAGCAATTGATCTTGGCATGATCAAGCAAGACATGGGGGCCTCCAGGATCGCCATGCTCCAAAAAGAACTGCGTGGCACCATCAAGCAACTTAACGACGAAAAACACCTCACCGACAAGCAAGGTCTGATCCTCGCTGGCGCCGATCGTGCGTTGCGTGAGATGCTTTTGATCTTCCGTGATGATCCTATTGAAGGCCCCTTAGAAGAAGCGTCCATGGCAGTATGGACAAAAATTCTGCAAGAAGAATCATAAAGGTTAGTGCGCTAAGGTAAGCACATAACTGAGGTTTACATTGGCTGGCACAAGTCTTTATAGTGTTCATCGCAGAACTGCGCGTGCAGCAGCTAAACAACAAGTTGTTAAAAAAACTTCTAACATTGACACTGAACGGGCGCGTACAGATTTTGCATACTTTTGTGACGTAGTAGGAGATAAACCGCCAGCAGAACACCATAAGCAATGGCACCGCTACCTTTGTACTGGCGATAATACTGAGTGCTTGATTGCTATCGGTGGTCCCAACATTGACATCCTTGCTCCCAGGGGTAGTGCAAAAAGTACAGTTTTAGGTTTATATACAGCTTGGGCAATTGGCGTTCACGCCTTCCACAAAAAACCCTTAAAGATTCTTTACATTTCCTACACGGTTGATGTTGCTCGGCCTAAGAGTGCAGCCATCAAGCGCATCATCGAAGAAAGTAAAACGTATCGAGAAATTTTCCCTATGGTAAAAATTGCCAAAGGGATTAACTCCAACGAATACTGGAGTATTGATTGGAAGTTTGCAGGCATCAGGTCTACTGGTGAAGAAGAGTTTACAGTTTGTTGCGCCGGCCTCAAAGGCGCCGTGACCTCAAAACGAAGCCACTTATGTATAATCGACGACTGTATTAAGTCGAGCGACGACATTAAAAATAAAGACATCCGACAGATGATGGAGGACAACTGGAACTCCGTTATTGTTCCTACTATGTTTGAGGGTGGAAGAGCCATCTGCCTTGGCACTCGGTTCAGACACGACGACATTCACAGCACCACCTTCACACCACAAAATGACTGGGTTCAAATCGTTCAATCCGCAATCACTGTTGATGCTAACGGAGACGAAGTTTCTTACTGGCCTAACATGTGGTCTCTGGAGTATCTTAGCGATCGCCGCCGTCAAGCACCTATCAGTTTTAGTTTTCAGTATCAAAATCAAATTGCACAAACCAGCGAGCTTTCCCTTTCCCCTGAGCTGATTGTTAAAGGCCAAATCTCCACGGAGTTTGATGCTTTGGGAATCGGCATTGACCTCTCCGCTGGTATAAGAGAACGTAATGACTACACAGCCATAGTGCTTGGCGGCAGGATCGGCAGCAAGATTCACATCATAGATTGCAAGCGGATCCGCGTTATGGGTAACTTAGAGAAGCTGGAGTCTCTTATGGAGATGTGTTATGAGTGGGGAATTGCACACAAAGATGGAAACCAATATTTCCCCACTGGCAGCACTATTGACGTGTGGTCAGAAGCTGTGGCATACCAAGCGTCCCTTGAAGCTGACTTTAAACGGATCTGCTTGGGAGAGCACGGGCTTTACAACATTAACTGGCATGCGGTCAAAGGATTCCGTGGTGACAAGGTTGCACGCTTTAGAGGCATTATGGGATTGTTTGAGCAGCGCAAAATTACTTTTAACAAGTATCGCAAGTTCCAGGCGTTGACTGATGAGATCATTAACTTTGGCGTCAGCTCACACGACGACTGCGTCGACGCGTTAATTTGGCTCTGCAACGGATTGATGACCAGGGGGAAACTTGAGCTCGAATATTGATGTGTGCAGGATTGTAAGGGATAAAGTATTCTGGATCTAAACTTATGAAACCACCTTACAATGTCTACCGGCTATTACATTATTGAACTGGACCAGGACGCCTACGGTTCTGCTGTTGTTCCGCTCCCCGATGAGTTGTGTCACGACATGGGGCTTAGCCCTGGCGAACGATTTGATGTCGAAGTTGAAGATGATGTGATTACCCTAAAAAGGTTGCACGCCGGATACGATA